TTCATTTTGAAATCTTTCACTACCCGCTCCAAACTCTAGCCTAGCTCCATTAACTCTATGTGCAAATTCCATACCTGCTATTTTTACTGTACTATCTTGTTTTATAGCAGCTATATCTTTTGCAGATTGCATAGCACTCTTTGCATTTTTTTGCTCTTCTTCAGGTCCTGTTGCATAAGTACCTTTTTTTCTTAAATTTTCCATTCTGCCTGCGATTTCAAGTTGAAGTTGAGCGTTTTGACTTTGTTTGATAGATTCTTGACTTTGCAATTTCATAGTTTCAAGAGTTTCTTTTAGTATTTCTGCTTCTAAGCCATGTGTATTTAATTTGTCTTGTAAAGCTGTTAAACTTCCTTGTAGTTCAAAAGTAACGTTTCCTTGAGAATCTTTTACTTCTACAACCTTACCTGCTATATTATTATAGCTAATTCCCATTGCTGCTAGTTGCTCAATCATTTCTGGAGAAATAACTGTATTTAACTGATCTTGAATTGCTTTAATATCTCCACCTTGTGTATTAGCTAAAGTATTTAGTTTTTTATTGAATGTTCCTATATCATCACCAAGAGTTATAAAAGCATTTTTCTTTTTAGCTCTATCTGAGAAAGCAATTATCTTCTTAGTAAGTTCTTCATAACCTGGAGCAAGTGAATCGATTGCATCTAATTGTTTAGCTGCTGTTTCTGCAACTGTTCCCATAGATTCATTAACTGCTTTTTGAATTTCATCAAAAGTCTTTCCTTCTTTTGAAAGCCTTATAATCATTCCTGCAAGTCCTTCTTCCCCGAAAGAAGCTAACATTTTTGCTTTCATACCGGGGTCAGTTATTGCATTTAGAGTTTTATTTATACCATTTTCAAATATGGTAAGTTTAGCTGCTGTTTTCTTTGACTCATCTTGGATAGGTAAGAAAAAACTAACAACAGGGCTTTTGCTTAAAAAGCCAGTAATGTCTGCTAACACGCCACCAAATCCAGTGCCTTCTTCTTTTCCTTTTTTAAACTCTTTTGTTGTACCTGCCCAAAATGCTTGGAATCCTGAAGGATTTGCTAAAGTTAGAGAATCCCCAAGTTTTTCTGTAGCAGAAGAAAGTTCTCCCATTATACCAGAAGTAACTCTAAGTTCGGCATTGAGGCTTAAGGTGTCATTTACAGTTTGTTTAAATTGTAGTTGTAGGATTTTAGCGTCATCACCTAATTTTTGTGTTTTATTTTGTAAAAATGTAATTTCTCGTCCAAGTTCTTCATTGGCCTCAACAAGCTTATCTTGAATTTTTGTTAATACAGCCATTTTGTCACCGACTCCTTTACCTATAGTACCTAAGTCAGACAATGCCTCTCCAGTTTTTCCACTAAAACTTGTTAGTTTTTTAAACATAGTTATAAGTATTCCGACTACAAAAATTATCTGCCCAATTAAAGGAATAGCATTAACAAGTGCTGCTCCAAATAGTTTTGCTCCACCACCCGCCATTTTGAAACCAGTCATAGCTGAAGTTCCAAATTTTTTAAAATTTGCTCGAGTACCACTACCATATGTTTTCTTTAACTCTACACTTGTATTACGTAGTTCTGCGTTATATTCTTTTGTGGAAGTAAAAGCTTGTTTTATACCGTCCACACCACTCATTCCACCAATGGCACCTGCTCCGTCAGCAATAATACCTGCACCTCTTTCGTTACTTCCAGCTCTTATTCCTGCTGCCCCTGCTTTACCTCTTTTTGCTTCTTTATCTATAAGATCTTGAGTAGCATTTTTCATTTTTACAATTCGATCAAACTGGGCTTTTTTAACTTTGAAGTCTACTGCTTCTGTGTCTTGTATTCCTTTCTTTCTTAATGCTATGGATTTATTTAATCCGACCATAGATTTGTTCATTTCTCCAACTGTAGCTGTTCCCTTTTTAGCTGATTTTTGTAATGCTACAAAACCTGAAGGATCACCCTTCTTGGCCTTCATTCCACCGACTTTTGTTTGAGCTTCATCAAATTGTACTTCTGCTGCACTTCTTATTACTGCGGCAGCTTTACTAGCTTTCTCAGCTGTGCTTTGAAATCTTGTTCCCAAGTCTGTTAGAACAGGGAACATAGTACCAATGACACCTTTTGCTAATATAGCGACTGCTCCAAACATAGCTACTTGACTACCTGCAAAAACAGCTAGTAAAGGTTTTATAGCTGTGTTAACAAAGGATAGTACATTATGTGTTAAGTTAGAAAAAGTACCTGCTAGCTTATCAAAAGAGTTTACTGAAACAGAACCTTCTAAAGCAGAGTATTTTGTTTCACCTTGAGAAATTGCTTCATTTAAGAAGGCTTGCCTTCTTTCAAAGTCTGTAAGATCTTTTGCTGTTTTTCCAAGTGTTGCCGCATATTTAGTAGTAGCAGTATCAAGTCTAACCATAATACCCAATTCATCAAGTATCTCAGGTTCTAGTTTTGCTACACCACGAATCAACCTATCTACAGAATCTCCTAAATTTCGACCCAAAGCAATAGAAGCATTTTTACCAACGCTTACTAGTTTTTCTAATTGGGTAGTAGAAAAGCCTGAGGTTATCGCAATAGCAGATGCTCTAAAAGCATCTTCCATGGATAAGGCATTATCTGTTATTCTTTGTACGCTTGAGGCTACAACATCTGCACTTCTACCTGCTGAAGCAGCTAGAAAAGTAAAACCTTCTACTAAGGTTTCTACCTGTGCGGATGAACGTAAGGCGTTAAATGCAGCTGTTGCTGCAAAGACGTTGGCGGCTAATGTTGCATAAGCACCAACAAGACCGGAGGATCCTCCGATACTTTGATTCATTTTTGAGAAACCTTTTGCAGATGATAAGTTAGCTTGATGTATTCCTTTTTCGGTTTTATGGTAATTCTTACCAGACTTATCAGCTTTCTTCTGAGCTTTGTCTACCTTGTCTACATTCTTAGCTAATACTTCGGTATCTTTAGCAACGACTTTTAATCCCTTTGCTGTGGATACTATCTCGATTATTACTTTATTATCTGCCATAAGTTATCTTTTCATTTTGTCATATGCTGCTTTAATTGCTTTTTGTGATGCTATGACATCTCTGTTCTCTAAAAAGAACATAATTTGTGTTATCCAATCTAGTTGATACTTTTCTATACCATATAGTTCAAGTAACATTTTATAATTTGTGAAGTCTTTACCGACAAATCCCACATCTTGAAATACTCTATTTCCTAGAGAATTATAAATGCTGAGTGCGTCATGTACGCAATCAGGAAAATCCTCGGTATCTGGAGGGCACTTTTCCCAATCTATCTCTTCTCCAGTTTGCTCCATCATTCGGAGGTACTGGTCTTTATTCATTCCTATAGAATCATGATCCAGAAATATCGTCAGCTTCTTTAATATTTTTCTTTGACTCTTCGCTACGAAAGTTATCTAGATCAAAGACTACCTCATTGAGCCAGTTGTCAAATTCACTAGAATTATCTACTAATTGCTTAGCGTTTTCCTCTGTATAAGGTAATTCTGATTGAGAATCTTGACCAGATAAGTCTACTAATAGTAGATCTTCTAGGTATGTGAGTTTTAATCCTTTCCAGTTTTTAACTGTGGACTCTGTAAACTCTTTTACGAACTTTTCATCGTTAAGGGATTCTTCAAATCCTCTTGTTTTTCTATTAAATTTATTTTCAGTACATCTCTTTCTTAATGCTAAGAGTTCTTTTCGGGATAGGTTTGCTAGCTCGACTTCAAATCCGTCGAGTCCAGGAAATTCTACCCAAGTGGTTTTACTGCTAACCAGTAGGCTTTTAAGTTCCATGTTTTATATTCTCCTATGAATATTGTGTGATCTTATACGTAGTCTAACGTAGGAGTAGCATCAGAAGAAGAAAAATCGTAGCTTTGAGTATATACACCAGACACTTCCATTCTGGCTGTATAGTGAACAGGGTTTAAATTTACTGAAAAATATCCTGCATCGCTGCTTGCTTTTCCGACTGGTACTGCTTTTATAGTTAAGTTACTACTAGTACTAAAATCATCAAATTGTGTTATATTATTATCTGTTTGGTATTGTTGAACTGCTCCCGAGGCAATTCTATTACCGAGTGTGTACGTTGCAGGATACATAGCATTGCTAGAGTTAGTTACTGCTAAGCTATTTTGTAGAGTTTCAAAGGGTGTCCATTGTATATCATTTTGTAGTTGTACGGTAGCACTTATAAGGCTATTCATATTTAAACTATCTATTGATACAACGGGATAAGTTAAGAGAGGTGTTCGTGTGGCAGACTCAGATTGAGCGTTGCCAGGAATGGTATAACTTTCGTTACCCGCTCTCGATACTTTTTGTCCTTGTCCTTCTATTTCTACTTTAAACTCTTCTCTAGGGTTAAAAGCAAAATTAGCTGCAGTGATAACTGCACCTTCTAGTTTGAAAGTGCTGCTTCCTGTTTGCACATACATATCAAATGACTTTAGTTGCTGAGTGGTAATACCTGAATCAGCGGTTGTAACTAAATCACCTAATAAGTCTATGACTATACTTTCATCTTTTTCAACTGTGAAAGGAACGACAAAACTAAACGAGGCCGGATTGGCTTTTGTTATGTTTGATCCCTCGAACATTTTTGATTGATCGTGCAAAGTCTTTACTGGGTACGAATCTTCCGCAAATGTTTGGGAAAAGTTGATGGCGGTTGTAGTATAGATTCTATACTTATTCCCGCCATAAACTATATATAGCTTACTCTCCTTGAGAAAACTATGAGACATGAGACTTAGGCGTCTAGTGCAGTAGCACCAGTTGCTAGATACCCAGCTTGGGTATGCGAAGTACTTCCTAAGTATTTAACTGTAATTTCATCTCCAGTTAATAGATCTGAACCATGAGCTGCGAACTCTAATGATGCAGATACTAGATCGCCAACTTCAACTGTCGGTATAGACAACTGAGCGCGTGGCATATTAAATTCGACACCTGGTGCAGTGAAATCATCTGCTCCCATAGCATCACCATCTGATCCAACAGTTCCGGCTACACCCATGAATAAACGCATGTCAAACACGTTTGTTACAAGGTCAGTTGCGCCAGATAAATCTGTTAATAGTTGGTTTGAACCATTTGATTTGGTGTCAAGGTACATGGTTAAAGAACCACTAATTACCCTAGCGCCTGTAAATGAGCCAATCGGCTTATCTACAACACCAATAGTTTCTGGTGTTACATAAGTAACGTTGTTTGCAATAGTTAGAGAACCACCTGTGATATTAATATCATAAGTTCTGTCATCTAAACCATTTGAGGAAGATCCACCACCTTGTGCATCAGTGTCAAGATATAGTGTTGAGAGTTTGTTTCTCAAGTAATCTGCGTCTGATGGGCCAGTTGTATCTACATAGTTATAAGTCTCTACAAAAGTATCAGTACTAGCACTGGTTGGTGCTGCTTCTGAAGTTGTTTGAATTATAAACTTTGAAGGATCTTCAATTGCTTCTCCTACTTGGTCGATTGTTGTTGCGTTTCCAGACCATGTAATTGATGCTATACCGTCGATTGAAAAATCAATCTCGGCTTGGTTAACTTGTGCATCATTTAACCTATATGTTGTGTTTTCTAGTGCAAAGAACAAATTCAGTTTCATAAGTTCATGAACGTCTGATTTTGCAAAAGTACACTGTGAACCGTTTTGAGCAGTAGTTCCTACTACTACACCACGTCCATCAGCTGCTGCGTCTCCAGGTAATGCTGTACCTGATAGTGCTGCCCATAGAATGTTTTCAACACAGTCATGGTCTAATGCAGTTCTAAAACTTGCTGAGCCATGAACGAATGGTCGTACATAAGTACCGAATGACCATTCTGCAGGTGGTAAAGAATCATTGAATCTTTTTGAACCCCTGTTAGGTGCTGCACCAGCTTCTGAGATAGTTACATCACTTGAGTCTGAACCCTGTGAAAAACTATATCCGTCTAGTACACCAACTCTGAATGTGTTAGCATCTACTTCGTTGCCTTTGAACTTTCCTGTTCCTATTCTTGTCCCATCTGTTGTTGTTGTTCCTGCGACTGAATCGACAGTTACAATAAGTCCTGATGCGCCAGAATTATTTGTTCCTGCGTAATTTTGGACGGCAGTTTCTGTTGCAGTTTCATCCACTGCAAATGCTGCGCCCCTAAAGTTATTTGGTACCATAACACTACCTACTGGGCCAGTTGAACTGCCTCCAGTAATTGTTTTTACTATACACTTAAAGCCAGTACCGCTACTAGAAGTTGTTCCTAGTGTTACGATGTCGCCTACGGCGTATCCAGTTCCTGCAGTAGTTACGTGACAAGTTTTTACACCGCCAGTAGCACCTACTCCATTTACTGAGCTCACAAATACTTTAGTATTTCTTGATAGATTTAAAGCCATTTGCTTTCTCCTATTTTATCGTCTTTGAAAGTACGTCGCTAGATTTTTATCAGCGTTTGTAATTTCGATTAATACCTACACGTTATTGCTATCTCGCCAATTCCAAGAGGAGTTAAAACTCCTTCATCGGTAGTGACTGACAACAACGTTAAGGAAGTCGTTGTTAAGTTTGGACTTACAGTATCGTCGTAAGTCAAAACATCATTTTCATCTATTACCCTTTCAATGTCTTCCATTAAAAGTGCTAAGACCTCTTGGGGATCTTCTTGGTCGTTGACATAAACTCTTATATCTAGATCAAGAAACCTCCATTTAAATTCACCAGGTTGATATTCTCTTGTTTCATCTCCTGCGACTACACAAACTTTTGGGTACTCTTGGATTTGATCTAAGAACACCATTCCTGAATGAACGTTGTTAAATACGTTTGAATTGTACGGATGATTACCGTCAATTTCTTTAATTTGTTCCACCAAAGCATCTGATATTTTCTTTCTTGCTGTTCTATACTGTGATGCCATTATGTTCTCCTAAGGCTTACTAACTTTTGTTCAGCATACTGTAATGCTAACTTTCTTATACTTTTTGCTATTAAAGGTTTAGGATTATATCCGTTCGGCCATTTGTACCGTCCTGTATTTTCAAAAGTTTCATAAGGAGATAGCTGATAAGTATACTCACCACTAATACCTGCTTTTGTACTTCTGAAGTTTTGCGCTTCAACGCTATTCGAAAATCTACCAGTCTGATTTATTAATGCTGGTCTTCCCATGTTTCTTCTGACTTCTGCTGGAAGTCTTTTATTTATTAGTGCTTCTAATCTTAGTAAGTCACCAGAATCTTTTTCTTTCTTTTTTTCTGAAGGTCTTCTAACAATCATAGCATTTTGGCTTAGTGAAAGTGAGCCTGCTACTGTTTTTGTTTTCCCAGCCTTTTTTAATTTTGCTTTCCGTGGCTGTGTTTTAAGTGGTTTAGCTGTTCTTTTACTAGCTTTAGCTAGTTTATTCCCTTTTATAGCTGCATCCATCATGCCAAGTATAACAGCATCTGCAGCTTGTTTACCTATAGGTGTACTCATGTCTAATTGTGGGTTTGTGAGTCTATGTGCAAATTTATCTGTTATGTCATCTTTAATAAATTTATATGCGTGTTCCTTAATCGCTTTAGCATCAGTAGGAAGATTAGTAGGATTACTACCAAGTTGTATACTTAAAACATGATTAACTTCATAATTACCTAAAGCTTTTATTTTTGTTTTATTACCCCAATCTACAGTTATGCTGTCCTCTATATACTGAGCTAACTCTATATAGTCAAAAGGAACAGGTGTGTTAACACTAGGCCTGGACTTTCTCATGGCATCTACTGCCATCATTGCTGTAGTACTATTTATATTATGTTCTTTTTTTAAGTTAATCTTAAAAGCTGCACTAATAGTTGGATGTGTCATTTTTTTAGCAGATTCACTATATCTATCTATTTGAGTAGTTTTTTTCTGATATCCTGGAGCTGTGCCTAAAGCTTGCTGTCCTGTTTTTGACTTAGGCCAAACAAACTCTACCCATGCTTCATAAAGATCTCCTGTATACCCATTCCATAGCTTATTTATATCTGCTTTACCTTTTGCTGGCGTATCAGAATATATATTAAGTGGAACTACTAATCCTACTTGTGCCATTGGTATTCCAAAATAAACTCCATTTTTAGGGGGAGCGGCTCTTCCAGCCTTGTATGTTCCAATACTTACATTGCCAATACTTTTCTTTCTTGCATACTCTTTACCAAGTTTTGCAGATACTTTGCTCCAAACTTCTACTGTATTAATATTTTTGTTAAACTCAACACCGTATTGTTGCATTACTTGGTTTGCACCTTTTACCATATCGTTTAGTTGGTCTACGCCTCCTAACTTGAAAACTGTTAGTGTTCCTGGTAAGCTGTACTTATTTTTATAAGCTGCTTGAGCAGCTTTAAAGTCTTTTTCAAAAATACTTTGTAACTTTTTTATTGCCACTAGCTATAGATTTTATACATATCAAGTATTCGCTTGATATGATCTGGAAAACCTATATTACCTGCTAAACTAGAAGATACAGCGTTTTCAACTGTTGCTCCTGCAATCGACATTCTTTCTTTTCTTTCGTCTTTTAAGTAGTACTTGATCAAATCAAATACTGCTAGTTTTAAATCATCTGGTGTAGAAACATATCCTGCTTTGTACACTACTTTGACACTCTTTGGGCCTTTAGGCCAGCTCTTATTTCCAGAACCACTCGTACGAGTAATACTGTCAGAGTCGTCATTGACTACATATTCATATTTACCACTATTATTGGAATTTTCCGTAATGAGGGTGACATATGGATCTGCTTGTCCTGTTCGTTCTTCTACTGATACTACAGCTATAATTGGAGATTCTTCCAAAATAATAGTATCGACTAAATCATCTTTAACTGTAAAGAATTCAGTTTTATTGGTTGCGGCATAATCTATAATAGTAGTACTACAATAACTTTTTACTAATTGACTTACTTGATCAATAATAGTATTGATTCTTGCGTCATTTTGAACTCCCTGTAATCCAGCGAAGTCTTTGTATTGTTGTAATGTTACTAAATCTGCCATAATTTTTTCTTAAAAACATTGGAGGGAGTTAAACCCCCTCCAAATATTCGCATTAGGTATTAACTACCTTTGTACTGAAGTGCCCAAGTTGAAGTAGAAGCATCGATCATATCGGTGAATCCAATTCTTTGAGAAGCAACAAGTACTCGTCTCTGATTAGCTACTTCGTAGTCAGATTCGATTGTTACACCTCTTAATCTAGGCATTAGATAATTCTTTGCATAAACTGCTGCACCGTAGAATTTAGATACGGCTGGTGTTTTGAATTCGTCACAGACGATGACTTTAGAGCCATACACTGAACCAATTTCGCCACGTAGTTTAATTGCATCTGAACCAACTAAATTAACATCTTGGAATTCTGCATCTTGTAATAAGTTGAAGTATTCTGTGGTGTTAATGATGTATACTACATCAGCTGGATTCATTCCATATTTACCCATGTTCTTTCTAGCTTTTAATAAATCAAGAGCTGTCAAAGATTCTGAAGCAAATGCAGTTGCGGATTGAGTTTTGTTGGAACCAGCCATAGTGATTAGTCCTTCAAAAGCTGCTCCACTTGTACCGTAAACGCCGTCTGCATGGTTACCCAATAGTAGTGCGTTTTCAATACCTCTTGCATGTGCTCTAACGATTGATTCACGAATCAACGGTAGAATTGGCAAGATTGCATCTTCTTCTGTCTCATTACCTAAGTAGGATTGTGAGATGAGTTTTTTGGTTGAAAGAGTTCTTTCAGTTAAGTCAATACCTGACATTGTTGAGTCATAAGCATCGCCTCTTTCTTCCAAGTTACCATGCGGAGTAGTTCCGGTAGCTGTTTGGTTAGCTGTAAATTCAGCGTACCCAGCATCTGGTAGAATTGGAATGATTTGAGTAGCTGAAGTCATTTGGATTTCTCTAAATAACGGAGCTAATACTAATTCTAATTGAATATCTCTTTCGATATTAGTTGAAACTGTTTGCTCAAAATCAGCGGATGAAACACCAACACCTGAGTGTGCGTTTACTTTTTCCATTGTATTGTGTGCAAGTTTAGTATCCCAACCTTTACCTGTGGCTAGACCCATTACGTAAGCGTCATCAATATCTGCTTCGAATGCTTTTTTCCAGTCGCCATTTTGTCTGTCACCAAAGACTCTTTTAGATTCACGAATTGCGTCGATCTCTTCTTTTTTATCTTTGAGTTCAGTTTGAAGTTCGTTAACAATTGCTTCTAGGTCATCATGTTTTTCTGAAACACGTTTTTCAACGTCATTCATGAGCTGTTGAGCTCCTGACATTCCGACTTCGACTATTGTTTTAACTTCGTCTTGTTTAGCTTCTTTTTCAGCAGTTTCAACTTCTAGTTGTACTGCTTTTTCTTCTGCATCTGCAAGTTCCTTAGCTTTAGTTTCGGCTTGTTGCATTGCAATTTTAGCAGCAGTTGATTTTGCTACTTCTTCTGCAAAAGCTTTCAAGTCGATGTTAGCTTCGGGGATTTTAGTGTCATTTGACATTTTAGTCTCCTGTTGTGAGGTTTTATCCTCGGCTTGTGGCGCAGAAGTAATCTGAGCCTCGTTATTATTAAAGTGCGTTTTCCACTCGTTATATTCGTCCATGCTGTCGAATGACTTTGAAACCGAGAACATTGCTCCCTGGTTACACGGTACACTGACAACTGAGACTTCGAATAGTTCGGCATCTTTTATTGTGTATCCATCAGTTTCTGAGTTATAATCTGCATCCTTGACTCTGAAACCGACTGAAAAGGCCCCAAGAACACCATCTTTAATAAGATCTTTGATTTCGCCTGAAGATTTAGAGATTTTCGCTCCAAATTCCAGACCGTTTTCTGTAACTTCTAGTGAAGTTGCGCGACCAATAGGTTTGTTGTAATCATGATTAAATAAAACGATTGGGTTAGTTTTATAGTTCTCTAATCCGTTCATTTTTATCCATGCATCATGATTGATTACATCTCCAGCACGGTCGATTGCATTAGTAGATGCTAATCCTTTAATATTAACACCACCGTCATCGTCCTCACCTAGAGTCTTGAATGTATTTGTCCAATGAAAAATTTTCTCCATATGTCCTACCTATTCCTTAGCTTTTTTGGGAGCTGCCTTTGCTGTCTTTGGAGCGGCTTTTACTTCAGCTTTTGCTGGAGTAGGTGCTGCTTGTTGATTAGCTTTGGCCCATTGGTCTGGAAAGTTAACTTTTAACATCTGAGTCATTCGCGACCAAGACCCGAAAGGTCTTTTCGCAACCATAAATCTCATAGGTACGTCATCGTTCCCCATAGACTTATATTCACTTGGTGTTAAAACTTTTCCTTGTTCAGCAAAAAAATTTGCTAAGTGTTCAAGTACTGCTTTCTTATTCGCCATTATCCTGTTCCTCTTCTTGTGGTGGTTGTCCACCTTCTGTGGGGTTAGCTGCGCTACCCGCAATGTTAGCTGGGACTCTTAGTTCGTCATGTCCTTCTAAAGGTTCACGTCCTAGTTGGTCTCTAGCCTCGTTTGGCGTCATAATACCTGTGTTGACTAGTGTTGCATAATATGCAGCCTGGTCTCTTAACTCTGGTTGTAAAGCAGGAATGTCTGTGACATTCTCACTTAGTTCAAAACCAAAGTATCTTTCAAAGGCGTATGACATTTTTCTTACTATAGGGAGAATTGTCTCCAAGTAATAAAGTCTGTGATTGGGTCTAATGTTGGCATTGTTCCCACCATCTAGAAGTATTGGCGGTACGCCCATAGCTTCTAAAATTACTTTCTCATTCGCTTGAATGGATGATTGAAAGTCGAGTTCTTTGAAGTTTATCTTCGTCAAACTATCAACTTCTAAACCACCATCTAAGATGAGAGGGCGTTTACCGCCGTTTTTTGGATTGTACCTAGTAGACCAGCTTTGCAGCATTCTTTCCTTAATTCTGTCGGAAAGAGTGTTAGGGCTTTTAAGTACTAATCCTGGAACTGCTCCATTCTTAAAGAAGTTGTCTTGAAACTTCCTCATGTTATCTAGTAAATACATTGTTCGATACGCTGGTTTTAACCTTGGAGTTCCACGATATATTGATTTGAATGAGTTTTCTTTAATATGTATTATTTCTTTCGTAGAATAGTCAACATGACCATCATATGTAAATTTCTCAATGTAAGTACTAGTATCAGAATGAATGGTTACGTTCTGTGCTGGAAGATGATATAAATGCCTTCCATCAAAATATACGAAGATGTTTCCGTCTATCAGTAGGTCAATTATAAGATTTCTCTTAAAAGTATTAACATCTTGAAACGGATTCGGTTCTTTATTAAGTAATAAGTCAACACGAGTTCTTCGAACATTATCTACAACTGGTGTTATTCCATTTACTTTATTTCCAACATCATATTTAATGTCAGCTGAATCGTCTACTATCATATTTACAGCACGATTAACTACTTCTAGTTCTTCGTAGGCTGATCTGTAATTGTCTTTGATTTCTCGGGTGTCAATCGTCATACCCTCGTCCATACCGATAAATGACTGTGCAGGGTTCAGTTTTTCCTGATCCTGAACGTCTCTACCTAATATTCTGTCATACCATGCCATGTTTTTCTCTCTGTTTTTCCACCCATCTTTTTTGTTTAAGTGCTGTCACCAGTGTAGGTCTCTTACCATAGATACTGTGTAGCCGTTGATGGTGGGCTTTGCATAGTGTAGCAGCTTCATTGTAAATCTCGTTAGTAAATTCTTCAATAAACTCTTCACGAATTCCCATGATTTCGTCGGCTGATGTTATCGTAATTTTCTTACTTTTCAACCAAGTATCAAGAAGCTCAGTCATTCCGTAGAAATGGTGGAAGTCTAAATGTTCTGTGTCACCACAGATAAAGCACTGGGTGTCTTTCTTATATTTAGATTTCGCTTTATCTCTGACGTACTTGACTAAATCTCGTTTTAAATCCATAAATTCCTATTTATATAAAATTATACCAAAAATTCACCTTCATGTCAACACTTATTTTTAGGCAGGTCAAAACTAAAAACTCCCTGAAGATTCTTGAAATGTGTACAGCGCATATCTAAGTGCGTCTGACATATGACTTGCCATATTATGTTTTGGCTTTTCTTTCAGTAAGTTGGGATTTGAATCCCATTGGTATTGATCTACACATGACAATGCTTGTGAACATCTTTGATCTATTATCAATCTATCGTTATCTATGATACCCGCTGTATGCCCGATTCCGTCTAGAACAGATTTTTTAGCATTAATAGTAGAAATATCATAATTCTGAGCAAAATCAAACCTTGTTTGTTGTGCTGCTGAATCGATATAAATGTAATCAACACTATATTTGTCTATCATTCGGCGAATTTCTATAGCATGCTGTTCTGTAGTTCTTTCAGCGTCCATGTACTCATCTATAAGATAAAATTTTTGCTGATCCCAATCATAAGCTATGACGCACAATGCTGTTGGATCTTTATACCCAACATCTAATCCCGCGAACACATCCATAT